GACGATGACTTCTTTGCGATTGAGGCGAGCTCTGTGAGGGCTGCGGTATGGCGTTATGCGCGGATGAGTGGGCGCAAGTTCATCAGCCGCAAGGTCGAGGGAGGTCTGCGGATATGGAGGCTCTCCTAGACGTTTGTGAAGGCGTTATGGTGCTGATTGCTGTGATGGTTATCATGGCTATATTCACGCAATTGTGATTAACGCGGGGTGGAGAAGTAGTATCTCATCTGGCTCATAACCAGAAGATCGCGTGTGCAATTCACGCTCCCGCAACCAAATCTAAAGGGGACACATGGACAAGTCGTATCGCAGTCTTATAAAGGCCGTGACGTGGCGTATAACGGGATCGCTCGATACGTTTATCCTGACGTTCGTCATTACCGGCAAATTTGAAATAGCCCTTTCGATTTCCTTTTTTGAACTCTTTACAAAGATCTTTTTGTTTTGGGCGCATGAACGCGTTTGGAATATTATTAGCTGGGGCAAGTCAGATAAAAATAAATCATCTGAATTTATTGAACTTAATTTTTATAGAAGCATCCATCATATTGATAAAGAAGATGAGCGTCCAACTAAAATTTCAATTAGAAAATCTGTTATAGATTCTGTTACTCCGTATAAAAGCAATAATGTTCCCGGTCTTATAATTGGACATTCTGCAAATACTTTTGGAGAACAATTTTTTATTAAAGATATGTCTTATGAAGATTTTATGAAAGAATTAGAAAATGAGTAAATTTGATCTTAAAAAGTTTTACCAGTTTTGCTCTCAATTAAAGATCGAGACAAAAGAGCAGGGCCTGAAGAAAATGGGCCATTTACTCGGTACGCAAAAATATGTGATGGAAGAAATTGCAAAGGGGCTTGAAAATGACTGTCACTTCTTCGTTATCCTTAAGGGTCGGCAATTGGGGATTACAACTATCTCCCTCGCTCTCGATCTCTACTGGCACTTTACCAATCCGGGGTTGGGAGGGACACTTACAACGGACACTGAAGAAAACAGAGATATGTTTCGCTCCACCTTGGCGAACTATATGGACGGGCTTCCCAAAGAATATAAAATTCCGATGCTGGCGCATAACCGAAACCAGCTCTCTCTCAAGAATAGGTCGAGGCTCTTTTATCAAGTCGCAGGCACACGCTCGAAGGGAACTTTGGGACGCGGCAAAGCTATCACGTTTCTCCACGGTACAGAGACATCATCTTGGGGAGATGAAGAAGGACTTGCCTCGCTCTTGGCCTCGCTTGCAGAAACCAATCCTGACCGTCTCTACATATTCGAATCCACAGCTCGTGGCTTTAATATGTTTCACGATATGTACAAAACAGCACGAACCGCCAAAACGCAACGCGCCATATTTTGTGGATGGTGGCGTAATGAGTTTTACTCCGTACCGGCGGAGAGCGAAGTCTACAAAAGCTATTGGGACGGGCGTCTTACCGCTGAAGAAAAAGAATGGCACAGGGATATTAAGAAGCTCTACAACTTTGAAATAAACTCGCGCCAAATGGCGTGGTGGCGATGGAAACTGCAAGAAGGCATCAAAGATGATGCGTTGATGTATCAAGAATTTCCGCCCACGGAAGATTATGCTTTCGTGATGACAGGATCTAATTTCTTCTCGAACTCAAGGTGTACAGATGCCGCTAAAACCGCTAAATCCAAAAAGTATGACTCGTACCGCTACGCCTTCGGGGCCAACTTCCAAGACACAGAAGTCCTCAAAAGCAACCCTCAAAATGCAACCCTCAAAGTCTGGGAAGAACCAATCGACACAGCCTACTATGTCATCGGGGCTGACCCTGCTTATGGATCGTCTGACTGGGCAGATCGATTTTGTATCCAAGTCTACCGCTGTTACGCAGACGGGTTGGATCAAGTTGCGGAGTTTGCCACGAGCGAACTTAACGCATATCAGTACGCATGGGTTATCGCTCACTTGGCTGGAGCGTATAAAAATTCTACTCTTAACTTGGAAGTTAACGGCCCCGGACAGGCTGTTATACAAGAACTCAGAAATCTCAAACGGCAAGCAGCAGTCTTAGGCGGTCAAACAGGACGTGACCTTATGGACGTCCTCTCACACATGACAAACTATATCTGGCGTCGTAACGACACCATCGGCGGCAATCTTTCAAACGCAATTGGTTTTCAGACAACATCTCAAACCAAAGAGCGTATGATGAACTACATGAAAGATTATTTTGAACGTCAGATGATGATTGTTCATTCGCTCGAACTCCTTGAAGAAATGAAATCAATTCGTCGTGATGGTTCAACCATTGCTGCGCCCGGAAGATCAAAGGATGACAGAGTCATGGCATCAGCTCTTGCTGCCGTTGCGTTTGCAGAACAGATCCAACCAAAGCTCATCATGCGTCAAATCTCGCGCAAGGTATCGCACCAGCAAGAGAGCTATACGCCTGAACAATTGTCCGTCGGTCGCAACGTCTCAACATATCTTAAGAAGCTTGGCATCTATGGTAATTGAAGACATACTTCCAAAGAAAGAAATTTACGCCCAGATTGAACGCTACAGAGCCGATCCTGAGCGCTCGATGTCATGGACGTTCTTTGCTGAACTTTGCGGTATGTCCGTCCATACCCTCAAGCACGTCTTTGTTAAAAAAGATTTGCCAATGTCCATCGAAACTCAGACCCGTGTCAGCCGCGGCCTCAAGCGCATGGCAAGAGGCGAAGTTGTCGTGGTTTACAATAAAGATAGAACTCGTAAGCTCATCTACCGTCAGGAGAACAAGCCACGCATTGCACGTTCAATGCAAGTTGATCTTAAAGGAGGCAAGCTATGTCTGAAGGTGGGATTACGGAACAAGTCGGATTACTCACAACCCTCGCTTGGCGAGAAAATGAAAGGCAAGTAAAATGGCTATTCTCAGAAGTTATAAATGTCCCCGTCATGGTTTTTTCGACTCATGGGAACCTCGGTGCGAACACGGTTGTGAGGACATTGACGTGGTGTTCTTGCGTCCTATATCAGTACGGACCTCTGGACGTACCAAAAATATCGACAAAACATTAAACGGCTTGGCTGCCGAATATAAGATGACCGACATCAAATCGACCCGCGAGGGCGATCACCAGACAGGTTATCTCAAGCGTAACAATGCCGCGCCCGACCCCCGTGAACCCCGCGCCGGCGATGCCGCGATCTGGGGTGGGGATGCCAAATTTAATATGCAAAATCTCTTGGCAGGCGGCGCTGTCAGATCCGTCCGAGGGGAACAGGTTGGCTTTAATCCAAAAGATGCTAATATGACCACCGGACCACGGCCTGATCCGAAGGCTACATTTAGCGATCCTGAAGGTTTGAAGATCAAATGAGAATCCCAAGAAATCTCGATGACCGAGAAAATTTTTATCTCGATCTCATCCGCAAATGCCAGACCTCTCGTGAGACACGTCGGGCCGATTACCAGTCATTGAGATCTTATTATTCATTTGGGTCTGGGCCTGAAAAGTCCCCGGCCCTTTACAACAAGATCTACCCTCATATTGACCAGCTTGTGTCCTTTCTTTATTCCGCCGACTCAACGCGCTTTACCATTAACCTCGGCGCGTCGGCCCCTGAAGCTGAATACAAGAAAATTCCTCGGCTATCTCAAGCACTTAACGAAGAATGGAATCATTCCAACGCTGACCGCGTGTTTGAGCAAGCCCTCGTATGGTCATTGGTCTATGACTCGGCCTTTGTAAAATTAATTGTGCATAACTCCACAATTAACCCATACTATGTTGATCCAGCCAATTTTGGTGTGTTGCGCGAGGACATTGCCTATACCGACCGGCAAGAAGCCTTTGTGCACTGGTATTACATCACCAAATCAGATCTCTACGCTCGCCTTTACGCCCATCCCAACCGCGATTCGATTGTGCGGCGGATTCAGACGACCGCGCATGAGCCTCAATATGTGCCCGATGGCGTTGATCGTATTGTGCTCTCGGCTGTTGATCCCACGATGTACGGCACAGTCAATATGGACCTTTACGGCTATAACCGCATGAAGGCCAAGGTTGAGGAAGAAACCGTTGAGATGTGCGAATTGTATGTCTGGAACGATGAAACCCAAGACTATCAAGTCGTAACAACCGCCGATCCTCAAGTCGTCATTTATGACCGCGCCAATGAGGAAATGTTCATTAAGGGCGAATCACCTTTCATTCAGGTTTGCCCTAACCCCATGCCTGATTATTACTGGGGCCAATCTGAAGTCTCGCGCCTCATGTTTTTGCAGGACGCCCGCAACCAGCGCATGAATGAAATTCTTGAGCTTTTGTCAAAACAAGTCTCGCCGCCGACCCTTTTGTCAGGGTTTACAGGCATTTTGGATGAAAAAGACTTTGCGCTTAATCGTCCGGGTGGCTTGCTGTCGTCTGATATGCCCGGCGTTAAAGCCGAGCGTTTGGCTCCTCAATTGCCTCAGGATCTTTATGCTCAACTCGACCAAATTGACGCTATGTTTGAAGAAGCTTCAGGCATTAACAACGTATTGTCAGGAAAAGGCGAGCAAGGCGTCAGATCTGCTGGTCACGCCTCCCAGCTTGCGCGACTCGGCTCAAGCCGAGCTAAAAAGCGTGCTCTTAACATTGAAGATGCTTTGGAAAAGATGTCGTCTCTCTACATGAAGCTGATTCAGGCTTACGACAACACTCATTACAAAGATATTGATGGAACGCCGTTCATTGCTGACCAATTTACCAAGAATTATGTGGTCAAAGTTGACGCGCACTCAAACAGCCCGATCTTTATGGAAGATATGCGCTCCCTTGCCTTTAATATGTTTAAAGCTGGCGCAATCGACAAAGAAAGCCTGATCGAATTGCTCGATCCGCCCATGAAGCAACAACTTCTTGAACGGCTTAAGAAAGCAGAGCAAAATCATCCTCAAGGTGGCGGAAATGTAACGCCCATGCCTGCAAAGGATAAGAAACATGGCTAAAGGACAAGTCACAGTTGGTGACCAACCTCGTGCAGATACACGACAATTGACGCAAGACGTGAAAAGCCCTACTATGGATTACCGTGTGTCAAATATTCGGCAGTCTACGCCGGGTACAAACATACGATCCTATTCTCGCCAACCACGGCGTTATTGAGGTGTCAAATGTACAAGTCAATGAAGCGCTCACGGCGCGGCAAGCGGTACTAAAAAGTTTTGGGGACGTTTTAACGTATGGAGGCCATCAATGGCTCGTAAGTCTCGTAAGCATAAGCGCTAATCCCTTCGGGGGGTAAGCTCATCCGCCCAATCCTTAATTCTAACTATGGAGGCGTTCATGCGTCGCAAGGGTCGTAAGGCAAAGCGCTAACTAATAAACGGGTTAGCCCCGTTTACTGCGCTGTCCTGATGGGGGGCGGGACCGAATAAAAAACTACCCCTCACTTTACAATTAACACATTTTGTGTGTTATTTGGTGCATATAACAGGTGTTAAATGGCTGATGCAGATATTATGGCTTTAATGCAAGGTGGCGGCGCTCCAGATCTCGCTGGAGAGACCGGCGTACCTATGACTGCGTCACAACCTCCACTGTCAGCACCAATGGCAACGCCTGAGCCTAAAGATGGCAAAAAAGAAGCAGCTCTGGTCAATGTGAGCATGGCTCTTGACCTTCTTGAGCAGACTCTCCCGGCATTAGGATCTGAAACCGACGAAGGTAAAAAGGTCATGTCGGCTTTATCTTCACTCACAGCGCTTGTTGGCAAGAAGAAAGCCCGCACTGATGAGCTTCAGCAAGCTGAAATTATGCAGCTTCTTCAAAATCTTCCTCAAGCTGGTGGCGGTACTCCTGCATCAAAGATGATGCAAGGTGCACCTCCTAATCTTGGTTTGATGAACGCGCCTCCTCCAGC